CTTGACAGAAATTCATCAGCACGGAGAGTCTGGATTTTATGATTAATTTCGTTCATATAGGGTCTCAACAAGGGTTGAATAACAAATATAGAAGTTTTGTCCGAGCAAAAAAAATCAAAATCAAAATTTCTTAAAGAACGTTCGAATTTGGCCTGAACGGTCGATCATTCGCAATGTTAAGAGGTCCGCTTAAAGATTTATAAATCCCGGCCAAAAGTGCTTTAATATCCTGGAGGTCTTTCTGTGTCATAGCATTCGAGCTCTCCTCTTGTTTCGTTTCTTTAGTAACGGCGGGTGTACTACTTGCTTGATTTTTTGAAGTGGAATCTTCGCTTTCAGAGGATGCTTCAGAAACTGTTTTAGTGGGCTCAGCTTTTTTCTTGGCCTCCATTTCTGCTTTTAGTTTTGCAGTAAGATCTTTGATACTAGAAGCATTAGTGGTGGAAAGATCAAATTTTTCAGTTTCTAATTTTGATGGAGGTGTAGATTTTTCTGCTTCGCCGGTTTTTTCTTTTTTGGTAATTAAACCAGCACCAGCTAGCTTCTCTTCGATTGAGGATTTCTGTTCACTTATAAAATCCTTTCCTTTCGCCTTTATTGATTCTAAAAGATTAGGCTTACCTGGGGATACGAGGGATTCAGCTTTTTCTTTTTCAAAGTTTTTAGCTTCACGTTCCTTTTTTCTTTTTTCTCTTTTGCTGATCTCTTCAACAGGGTTCTCTACAATTGGTGCGCTTTGTTTCTCTTTCAGTGTAGCCTTTTGTGTCTCGTTGAAATTTTTAAACTTCTCCAAGTCCATCGTTTCGCGGTAGTCATCAATAAATGCTTTAACTTCTTCCTCTAAAAAAGAAGGATCTTCCTTTATAAAATCTGCATAATCTCTTTTGATCTCCTCCCTGTAAGCATCTATTTCCGATTTTGGAACTTTTACACCAAAAGAATTAGTGATAGAATCGCTTAGGTTTGTAGATCCGGTAACTATCTTTCCCTCTGAATTAGTCTTTTTCTCTGCCTCTTTTCTTTTGCGGTCGTCTAGTTCAAATTGAAGGAGTTCGGCCATTTTATCATTGGAAGAAACTGAATTACCCTTGTTTAAATTGACAAGTTCCGGACCTTTTTCCCCAACTAAAGCAACGCCGCTTTTGTTAATCGAGCCACCGGTTTCGAGTCTAGGGATTCCAGACAGAAGAGATTTTACAAAAGCATCCATGAGTTGTCCCCCGGATTTATCACCGGTCTCTGCCTTTGCTTCAGCAGGTTTTATCAAATTCTTGGTGATGCCACCAAAATCGCCAGCAATTTGTTTGGTAAGATTTTCAGTCAGAGATTTATTATTGTTGGAAACCTCCTTTGCAAAAGATTCAGTCAACTTTTTGAAAAAACCCTCATTTGAGGGTTCAGTTTTACCTGTTGCTTCTTTGGCTTGTTTTTTATCCCCCTCCTCAACAAGCTTTTTTATTTGTTCGGTGTTCTCTGAGGTTTTTTTATTCTGCTCCCTCAGTTCTTTCACAAGGATATCCATGTTAGTTGATAACATGGAAAGCTCTTTAAGTACTTTTGAAGAATCTTGGGGCATGAACTATATATCGGGCACTAGTAAAATACGAGATTATTTTTTGAAATTGAAAACCTCGTTTTGACCGGAATCCTCCATGATTTTTTTGTTTTCCTTTTCTATGAACCTGTTGAGCTTATCTACCCACATTTGGTATTCATAAAAAGGCAGAGATTCAACCCAATCTGGGTCAAGCCCATGTTCTTTCCAAAGACGGAATTTTAGATCAAAGTAATTCTCTAAAGATATCTGAAATAACGAAAAGAGATCTGAACCCTCCGGGAAAGGAAATCGGTGCGGTGACCTCCTGAGCACCGCAAGCTTCACAAGGCAAACTTACCTCTAATTTAGTTCCGACCTTGATTTGATCAGCAAGTTCGAAGTAGATGGAAAATTCTTCAACCGACCAGGAAAGAGATTCCTCCTCCATGTCAGCAATTTTTTTCTCAGTTAAAGTGCGCCAATCATCGAAAATGAAAGGAGCAATTTTTATAAAGCTTTCATCTACATCTTTACCAGCTTTGATTCTGTTTCTTGCATATGAAGAAATTGCATCAACCACACCAATAGAAGGAATAGACATACGGAGGGTTTTTGCCAGCTTCGTAACTGGCAAAACAAATTTCCTCTCTTGCTTAGAGTAGTAATTCATAATATTACCTTCCATCTGGTACTTAGAAAGAACCCCAGTTCTCAACTCAATTCCGTATTGATACGAGCAATTTGCTTTTTTACAGGTGAGGGTTGGCTGTAGAATAATTCTGTTCTCTCCCTTGATGAAAGTTAAATCTCTAATTGCCATGATGGCGAAAAACCTATCCTCTTGCTTTAGGTCTTTGTAAGAAACAACACCATCCGACGGAAATTTGATTACACAGCAATTGTTGAGAATCATATTCAGCTTCTGGTCAATATCGAGCATATCACTTTCATCTATAGTTGAAAAGTGTCTGATTTCTTTGACCTCCGCGGATCTGATTGCAATCTGAGTTCCCTCAGGATAATACTTTCCTTCTGAGGGAAGAATTGCCAAAGGCAAATTCTTCCAACCAATAGACATAACCGAAGGCGGTTCCTTAGTTTCAGATTCTATCGGTTGCTTTTTAAGTTCATTCGACAGTGGAGAGGGGGTTAGTAATTCCTCTTTTTTTGTCTTGAGAGCTTCTACCTCTTTGTCCAACTTGTCTTCAAGAAGATTTGCGGGGGCAAGGTCTGCTATTTGATCATCGTAAGAAATACCTCCAGAAAGTTCTTTCTGTTTCAATATTGCCTCAGGCGAAAGATTGTTCAAATCCATATTAATTCCTATAGTCTATATAACAAGTAAGTGGAAACCCCACAAATTTGCTACATTTTATACTGAGAAAAATAAAAAGGGTTCCGATTATAGGAATTGATCCTGCCAGTAGTCCGACTTCCAGGATGTTGTGATCGTGTAAAGAGCATCACCGCTATCATAATCAAGGGCCATAGTGGTTATCGGCTGAATGAGGAAACAGTTGTTGAGTGTTATCCTTCTAAACACATCACCTTGCTTGTTGAAGATTGAAACCACCATTTGACCGATATAATCTCTTTTAAGACCCATTGCACCAGTGAGCGGGTTATAGATTAAATCTGACCACTGTCTCAAAATTTTGTACATGGTCATTGAATTGTTTTCGTCAAGATTCACTTCGAAAACTACGTTGAATTCCACATCAGAAGTTGAAGGCTCACCGCCTGCATATCTTCTTTCTGCAAATTTGTAGTATTGCGTAACCGGGGCTGAAGGTTGGAGATCAACAGCCAAACCGGTAATACTTTTTACCTGTTGGGTCATGATAGACTCTCCGTTGAATCTCACATTAGCCGAAGTTACCGCAGCTGGTGGGGTAAGAAGAACTTCAAACTGGTTTAAGAAAACCGGTTCGTAGTTATTTCTTGCTGCTTTCGAATTATTGAAGTGTGGTAAACCTGCCATTTATCTTGCTAATTTTTATAAGAATAAATCTTCCCAGTAATCAACTGCCCAAGACATTTCAATCTCATACAAGGTTGTACCATTCAAATACTCTAGTTCCATAGGATCTATCGCTTTAAGGGGAAAACAATCTTTACAGGTTATTCTTCTGAAAACGTCTCCGTTTTTGTTGAAAATTGAAATTACTATGGATCCAGTGTAGTCCTGCTTGATCCCCATCGCACCGGTTAATGGGTTGTAGATAAGATCCGTCCATTGTCTGAGTGTCTTAAATACGTACATAGAGTTTGCATCGTCAAGGTTTACAGTGAATTTGACACCTAAATCCAAAGAAGTCTTATCAGGTCTACCCCCTGCATAGTTTCTTTTTGCAAATTTGTACTTCTGAAAAACAAATCCAGGGTTTTTATCCACATCCAAACCTGTAACATTCACGACTTGCTGTAATAGCACTTGACCACCTAAAACAGCAGGAGGTGGCAAAACTGTCACCTCGAACTGGTTCAAATAAACAGGTTCGTATTTGTTTATGGAATACAGTGAATTTTGATAGTGGGGTAAACCAGCCATTAATTCATTTCAATTTTTTTTATTTATCCTCTTCTTTTAAAAACCTCAAAATGTTTAAACAAAGTTGATAAATCCTCCAGCTGCAATACCGCCAGTTCTTGTAACAGTTACCCTGTTAATGAACTTCTGAATACCTCTTGCTGGTTCTATGATTACGTCAATAATACCAATGTTCTGGTCGATTACTGAAGGCGGGTTGTTTGACGCGTCCATAATTACCTGGTAAGCGTAAATTCCTCCCCCTGCTCTTACTCCGTCTAGGTAGGTATCAACCAATGTTTTGATTTCAAGTCTGATTGAATCTTCGTTAAAGTCAAACAAGTAGTTAGAAAGGATCTCTTCAACGTCATTTTCCAAGCTAATCAATAAATCTCTCACGTGAATCAAGCCGAAAGCAGAATTAACAGTTTGATAAGCAGTTTGGTTACCGAAGATTACCACACCAAAGCCTCTTTTCTTAATGATCGGGTTTAGACCGAAAGGCTCTAGCCAACCTCTATCAGCGTCTGTGAAGTCGAATTCCACACCTACGATGTTACCCCCTGAGATTGTACCTCTTTTTTGACCGGCTATGATATTGTAAGGTTCACCGTTAGCAAATTTTCTAACAAAGTTGTTAGAAACGAATGCTGCCGGGGGAACGTTTACGTTTCTATTATTCTCTCTAATTGTGATGTAAGGAGTGTAGTAAGCTGCATAAGAAGCACCAAGATCCTGCGTTGGAAGACTAAATGTGTAAGCAGGGTTGAGTGAAAGGTTACCACCTTCTGCAATGTATTGTGCCTCAAGTGGTGGGAATGGATCAGATGGAGTAGGAGCATTCGTGAATCTAGGATCAGTGCTTGCTCTAAATTGAGCCATCGAGGGAGCATTGATGAAAGCCAGTGCTTTTTGTCTCATCATCGCAAGCTTAGAAAGCTGATACTTAGAGTTTGGTTGAATAGTTCCGCTGAAGGTATCTACGATGTATCTAAAAGAGATTGTGTCTTTAGTTGCCAAAGTTGCTGCCAAGTTGGTGTCATAAAGAACGTTAAGAATCTCATCCACTCTTAAGTCAGTTCCATTTGGTCTTTGAGCATCTCTCATTGTGTATCCACCCAAGTATATGAAGTCAAAAGATCTTGTAAATTGTGGAATAGATTTAAACTTCTGAACCTGGATTGGACTTCCAGAGTAGTAAAGAATTGGTCTTGCACAAGTTACTCTTACCACCCCAGAAGTTGTTGTTTGTGCAAATGAAGATACTTTAGTTAACCTCCCTTGACGATTTGCTCCAACTGTTTCTCAAAGTTCAAGGTCGGTTGATACCAGATAATCCCCAACTGCAATTATCAGATCGTTGACTTGGTCCGGAGCAAAGGTGAAACTTGTTGAATCTATCTTTATCAATACATCTAGATATTGGTTGATTGAAGCCACAGAAGAAACTATGTCGGTTTTCCCAGCACCTATTGCTGTGCCTATGTTATCCGAGGCATAAACTGATCCGAATGCTGGGTAATTAACCAAAGTGCTAGGACTTAATCTTGAGATGTTATTGAAGGCACGAACGTTTGCAATTGCAAACTGGTCTCTATCAACGGTAAGCTGTGCATCTAGGTAGTACTCAGAAGTTCCTGATGAATTAAGCCAAACCGTGTCTCCGTCCTGAATCTCGTTATAAAGAATATTTTGGTAGAGATTCGTTGAAATCTGAGCAGTCAAAGTGTTTGCGGATGCTGTTCCACCAGTGATTGCCAAAACAGAATCAATGTTTAAATAATCAGAAGCTCCAAATTGCTGGAAATAAGGATTGACACCAGCACCAGTAGTCCCCGCAGTGAAGAAAGTTGGGGTAACACTAATTCCCTGGGATGTGTAAATCCCAGCGTCTAATGGGTGGCTGAAGGTAATCGTTAGATTTCCGCTTATTTCGTTTACTCCTACGACTTTCAATTTGACAAGATCCCCATCAGTGAATTGGTTTATCACGTTTCCGGTTAAACCTGCCGGAATGTTTACTGCTCCAACTATATAAGGAGAACTTGTTGATGAAGGGGTTACGAAACTCTTTAATAAAGTTTTTTGTGTTGCGGTTAGAGAAGGCTCGGTTTGAATAATTGCCGCTGCTGAAGCACCAGTTCCGCCACCTCCTGTAAGGGTTACGTTTGGAACTGTTAAATATCCAGAACCTACACTGGTCATAACGATACCTGTAACTGCTCCGGTTGCACTAATAGTTGCAAAAGCTGCTGCTCCTGTTGCTCCTACTGGATTGGTGAAACTAACAGTAGG